GCAGGTTGTCGGGGTTGTTCGCGATCATGCCGTTGCCGTCGCGGAACACGATCATCTGTTTGCCGTCGCGCTCAATGGTGTCCGGTTTGTACTTCTCCATAATGGAGCGCTTGGCATTTTCGATGAAAGTCTGCCGCACCTCTTTCGGGATGGCTGTTTCGTCCTTGAACCTGGCTCCGATCAGGCCCCGCTCGAACTCCATGCCGACCACCAGCCTGTCGTTTTCAGACTTTGCGGCGGCCAGTGCGGCGGCGGCTTCTTGTTCTTTGGTCTGCACCAGCTTTTGCAGGTCGCTGGCTCGTTTCTTCTCATCGGTGATGGCTGCGGTCAGCGCTTCCACTTGGCTCTTTAGCGCGGCGTCTGTGGCTCCTTCCTTGATCTTCTTGAGCAGGTCCGCGCGTTCGGCCTCCAACTGCTGTACCTTCGTCTTCCACTCCGTCGCGCCGTTCTCGGCCTGTGCCTTTAGCGTGGTCAGCACATTTTTCATGTGCTCGTAAGTCTTCACCCCTGCGGGCTTGTCCTGGCCTGTTACCGCCTTGATGTCTGCATCGTAGGCGTCGTGGATCTCTTTCACCTTGGCGGCAATCACCGCTGCCTCGTCATTCTGCGATAGCGTCACAAGGGCGGTGATAGCGTCGTCGGCAAGGCTGGACAATGCCGGGATGCTCTTAATTTGTTCTGCTGTAAGCATATTTCACGGTTTTGTTTTCGTCACTTGCGGCGCGGTGCTTTGGGTTTCTCTTCATCGGGGCTGTCTTCACCCTTGATCGAATAGTCTGCCGTCGGGTCGTAGATCACATCCACGATGGTATGCCCATTCGGGTACTGCTGGAATAGCTTGAATTCGGACGGGGTGAAGTATTGCTCGAACGGCGCAAACTTCTGCTTCCCGGTCTGCGGGTCGAACTCCTGCCGCTGGAGGCGTACCAGGTAGCAGCTCTTGCGGTAGGCCTCGATTCGTTGTTGCTTGGTCATATCACGGTTGTTGTGGTGTAAGAAATCAGCGTCTCGTATATGCGTTGCACCCGCTTGTCATAGTCACTTGCAATGTCGAAGCGGGTAATCGTGCCGTTTTCGCGCTCGAATCGGGCCAACAGGCTGGAGAAGTTGGCTTTCACCGCGTAGTCATCCCGGCTCACCGCCCCCTGTCCCTGCAATTGCGCCGCTCGTTCGATGGTGACGTGCCGCAATGGCTCTATGTCTACGATCATCCGGCTGCGCTCAAGCTCTGCGGGGTTGTTGCGAAATCGGGTGTCAAGATATTGGTCATACAGCAGGTCCAGGGTAAGCATTCCGGCTTCTTTCTCCCTGGCCTCTATGTACAGGGCCAGGAAGTCGTCGGCTTGCAAGAGGTAGAACTCGCTGCCGTAGTCAATCGTGGCAGAAATGAAGGCGCTAGCGTACCGAAGGCGGCAGGCTGTCGCCTCTGTCCATTCCTGAATCGTCTCAAAGTCTTTTTTCAGGCTGCGCAGTACGTTGGTACGGTTCTCGAAAAAGGCTTTCACCTGCTTCTCGTTCACCGCCTCTGCCGTGATGCGCTCCCCGGCAAAGCCCGTAACTTGCTCCAGGAACGCCACGCGCTGCCTTTGCATCTCTTCGGTGTTGTAGTCCAGGCTTGCGCGGTCTACTGTGGTGATCTGCACTGGGTTTCGCAGGTCTGCATTTCCGTTTTCCAGCGATGGGGCCGGAACCTCTACGAAAGAGCCAACACCGGCGATGCGCTTTTTCGAGCAGGCGGGACATTCAGCTATGCGCCCGTTGCGCAGGATGTAGCGCCCTTCCCGGTCTTTCAGGAATCCCCCGTCGCACTGCTCGTAGGTCACTTCCGTTTCCAGCTCATAATCGCAGTCGGCAGCGAAGCCGGAGTAGATGGGATAAGGCGCGTACAAGTCCAGGTGTCTTTTCGACACACTGAAAAACAGATGCCAGTCGAGATCCCCCAATGCGTTGGTGACCGGGGAGCGTTTCACTGGCGGTACGGTTCTCGTGATGGGCGTCGTCCAGAAAAAGCGAGCAGGGCAATAGCCCAGACCATGCGCGCTTTCCCTTTCCAGTGTCCGAATGTCGCGCCCTTCAGCCTTGAACACCCGCCATGATGTGTCGTCGATGACGGCGATGCGGTCGTCAGGCTGTTGGAAGATCACCCATGCCAGCGCGTCGCTTTTCATCTCGAAGTCAATCACATGGGCGATGCTCAGGAAGTAGAAGTAAGGCTCGGGAAGTCCTGGGCCGGGTGCCTCTGGGAGGTCCACAACGACCAGGGAGTTGATGGCGCCCTTCATCACCTCAAAGCCCTCTTCGCGCCATACCCAAGGGGAGTTCAGCGAATCGGCGCGGTATTGCATCCAGTCTTTCTCCGCTTCCGGTGTGGTGAACTCAAACAGGTCGGAGGCATTTCGCCCATCGAACACCTTTTCCAGCGCCTTGTATGCCTCATCCGTAAGGGAGACGGTATGCATAGGAAAGCGAAGCAAGGAGGTGAAGATGTGGTATTTGTCGGCAGGGATCAGCTCTTGAACCCATGCCAGATAGCGGGTCAGGGAGGTGCCGTTTTGCTTGGCCTCCCATGTGGTCTCGGAGTGAAAGCGGACACGGGCTTCGTGCTCCCGTGCCGCCTTCAGCTCACCTGCCTTTTTTGGGCTTTCCAGCCTTTTCCGTATCTGGCTTATCTCCAGCATCCGCTTTTTGTTCTAACTGTTTGGGTTCCTTCAATACCCACCCGCCATTGTTCGGCATAGATAGAAGCCGCCGGGCGTGTTCCTCGGTGATCTCCATGTCGCCGTTATCCGGGCAGGTGACAGTTACTTTTTTACTCATAGCTCACTCGTTTACGGCGTCACCAATGCGGTCAGCGCGTCGAAGTTGGTGGGCGTGATAATGTACAGGTTGTCGCTCCAGTTCGGGTAGAAGTAGAAGCGCAGCTCGTTCATGTCCGGCTCTTCCAGGCCGCCCAGCTTCTTGTCCCCGACGAAAAACCCGTGCACCGGGATGGGGTAACAGATGGTTGGGGATGCGATGGAGTTGGAGATGCCGATGATGCGCCCGTACTCGTCGATCAGGTAGACGCCCACTGTCTCGCACATGATCTCCTTGAGGTCCTGAATGGAGCGCTGCGAAGCGGAAAGGAAGGACGCGGTGAAAAGGGTAGCCTCCCGGCCTACGATGATCTCCACGCCTCCCAGGGTGGCGTTACCGCCTCCGTAGGTGCGCGGCGCTCCTGGTTCCGTGACCGGGTTGGTCAGGTAGGGGGTCTGCACCACCTTCGTAGAGTCGGAGGCGGCCAGGACGGTTGCCCAGGTAGCGAGGACGTTTGGGTTGGTGGTTCCAATGGTGAAGGAATTTTTGACACCGGCGGAGGAGAAAACGCGCTGGACCAGCAATTTTTGAATCTGGCCTACTTCTTCGGGGCAATCACTGATATAGATGTCAGTGATTTCAGACCCCAGAGGGCATGTGCAAAGCATGTTGAGAGATTTTTTAGTTAAAAAAACGTCTCGCGCTTTGGCCCTTTGCGCGTAAGAAAATATCTGATTATCCGCAAATATACATATTCTGACGAATGAAAGCAAATTTCTTAGTTGCGGCGGCGTACACCCGCCTTGACTTGTTTTCCCGCCAATAGCATGAAAGCGTATCTCATTGCATCCATCGCGTGATCGTTGCCGTCCGCCGGCGTGTCGCTTCGGCGGTCATGCCATGCGTAATTGCGCAGCTCGTGTGTCACATTGTACGAGCCTGGCGCCACGATGATCTCGTAGTCGTGAATCTTGCGTATGCCGTCCTTTACGCTACCAGGGTACTTGTGTGTCTTTCGGACGTTGTACCCAGCCCGGTCGATCTCTGCCAATAGCCGCCCTTTGTCATCTGCTACAATCAGGTCATTCCGCTTGCAATGCTCCCCGATGCACTGGATGACGGAAGCGGTAGAAAGGCGCGCCTCGTAGAAACACTCCCGCACGTACAGCCGCTTTCGGCGATGATCGACAGCCACCTGCACCATTGCTGCGGGGTCCGGGGAAAAGCCCTCGTCGAACCCGTACACACTGGGTAGGCTGTCATCAAATGGCCCTTCCTTCCAGTTTTCGTAGATCACCCCTTCTACCTTGTCGCGCCATGCCCCGATGTAGCGGTGTGCGTACTTGGCTGGGTGCGATTCCTTCACCCCTTGCGCGATATGCAGGAAGGATGCAGATAGGTTGCGCTTGTTCTCCAGGTAGGTCGTATGAATATGGAACACCTCCGGGTGCGTGGTCATCGTCACGCGGCAGCCGTCCACCTCTTCGTATCGCTCGTGCCCCTTGAAAAAGCGCTGGTATATCCAGTGCTCCGTACTGGCCGGGTTCATTACAAGGATGATGTAGTTGCGCCCTGCCGTGCTGCGGATGCTCTCGTCGATCGTGTCGAAGTCGCGCTCAGATGTGAACTCTTCGGCCTCGTCTACGATCAAGACGTTGAGGCCAGGAATTGATTTCAGCTTGGCCGTCTGGTTCCCTGCGCTTGTCTTGATGCCGGAAAAGAGGATGTCGGAGCCGGTGGTGATGTTCTCAATGCGCATCTTGCGGACTCGGAAATGCTCGGCAGCCTGCAATAGTTCGATCTTGCCCTGAAATTCGGGGATGATTGATATTTCCGCACTGGAAAGGGTGTATCGGGTGTATAGGGTGCGCTGTCCTGGCGTGAAGGTATTTTGGCAGGCCCATAGCGCGGTGGTAAAAGACTTCATAGAGCCGCGCCCTCCGGTAATGAGAACGTATCGCTGTTCAATCCCCCTGAATAGAGGGGCAAATCTTGGATGTATGCAGATGCGCTCATTCATTGTCTTCGGGCCATTCAAACGAGATGACAGGCAGTTGGATAGGCTTGCCGTCGGTGGTGTGGTCGTGGTGCTGGCTCTCGACGTAGCCGCGCCGCTTGCCTTTTGTCTTGAGGTAGAAGATTGTGGCTGCGGTGTTATTGTCTTTGATTTGCTTGTGTAGCTGCGACTCCGCGAAGTCCAGTACAACATCGTCCATCTCCCTGACTGCCTCCGCAAATTCGGGGTCTTCCTTCAGATACTCGTAAAACGTCACCCGGGAAACGCCTACATTCCGGCACGCAATCGTTACAACGCCGAGCGATGCCTCCAACGCGGAAAGCAACGCTTTTTTAGTCTGTAAGATTTTGTTAGTCTTCATCGCTTCGTTTTTCGTACTTCTTCCCGTTTACCTTCACCTCAATATCCGGGTCAAGCTTTACCATCCGGTCAACAATCACTTGACAGTATTTGGGATCGTTTTCCATGAGAAAAGAATCGAATCCCATCTGATGCGCAGCAACCATAGACACGCCGCTGCCGCCAAAAAAATCAGCAATATTTGAACTACTCAACTTGAATCGCCTCATTATCCACGATACAAGGCTTACGGGTTTTTGAGTTGGATGTACCCTGTTGCTTTTTTCACTCGCCTGTGTGAATTGCCTAACAACGCTCCTAAAATTTGTCCATGCAAGCTCGCAGTCGGTTTGGTCGGATTCGCCGTTATTTTTATCCCACACGATCCAGCACTCAGAATCCGGCAAAACAGATGAGTAATAATTAGCACCCCACCAAACGTGCCTTGATTCCGGGTATAGTGAATGGATTAAACTGAAAGCATCTTTGGCTGTAGCTGTGTCATTGTCTCCGTTGATGTCTCCTGAGTACCGCTTACTCAACACACCAGACTTGCTAACTGCACTCATACCATATGGCGGGTCGGTTTGAATTAAATCCGGGTAGATACCATTCATAAGTCGTTCCACATTGTCAGCATTCGTCGAATCCCCACACAATAACCGATGCCTCCCTATCTCGATCAAATCGCCCAACACGAAGTCTGTCTTTATCTCGTCCGGGATTTCGTAATCATCCTCCTGCGCCTCAACTTCCTTCCCCCAATCAGGCACCTCCAGCCCCCATTCCACCAACTGCTCCGCCTCCCACTCGTTGCCCAATATTTCCCAATCCCATTCACCAAAGCCAACGTTATCTTTGATAATAAATTCCCGCTTCTGTTCCTCCGTCAGGTCATTGGCTACTTTCACCCACGCGGCAGGGACTTCCTTGTATCCAAGTTGCTTGAGGGCTTGCAAGCGCATATTGCCCCCGAGGACAGTCCAGGTTTCATCCACGACAATAGAGCGTAACTCAAGCATACGTTCAAACTGCTGGATGCTCTTTTGAGCGACGCCATTTTACCCTCTGCAATCTTGCGCGGGTTGCCTGGGTTGATCTTCAGCGATGACAGTTTTATCTTTTCGCTCATAGCTTCACTAATTTCCCTTCCTCCACCCGCTGCGCATCCATCGCGGCGTATGCCCGGAAGTTCATCGCGGCGGTGATCGCATGTGCAATATCCGGGTGCATCTGCCACAAGGTAGCCAGCAGGCTTCCGAGGTTGGCGGGTGTTTCAAGATGATACCCTACTTCCGCCTCCATGCTCTTCTGCCCCTTGCCGGGACGCGGGTATGCAA